AGAGCGTAATAATTGTTTTGTAGAGTTTTTTTGGTACTACATTGATCGTAGTACATACAAATATAAATATATCTGTTTTCACCAAAAATATGAAACCCTCCTTTTTTAAGGGAGGGTCAATCAAAGGATGCTATCCTAAGAGGGGTTAGAATATTGGACAGCTACCATGAGCACATAAGATCTCTCTTATGATTTCATTAGCTTTATCATATTGATTTACGGTTCTAGTCAATCCTTCGTGTAGTGGGTGCATCCAGGAGCCTGGGTTTGATGGAGTGGATACAAAATCCCAACACAGTAATTCAAAGTCTTCTTGAACTTCTAATGTTTCTCCCATCTGTCTAACTGATCCCATTCCTCTAGATGATACACCAACGGTAATACCGGAGTTAATAAGGGCTTGTAAAATGTTTCCTGAAGGAGTAGGTAATATTTCAATCTTACCCATAATATTATTACCATCCCACCAAATATCTTTGATGTTATGACATACATTCTTGAGATTAATAACAGTTGATTCAGGGTGATCTAACTCACCAACCGCTCTATTATTCTTAACAGAATCCATATACTTATTGATTTCTCTATCCCAAATTTTTCTACTGTAATATCTTCCGTTACCGTTCTTTATTTCAGCAGTTGCTAAAGTACCCTCAACTAATGGAAGACCAGAACTACCCTTAGCCTCTGATAGTTTCAGAGGTTTAGGTTGGAAGGATATAGTCTCAATAAGTAAGTTCTTATCCATTATTTTACTTTTAAATTCTTTGTATTTATTAATTCTCTAACCATTCCAGACCAAGATTCTTTTTTTGGTTTTGGAGCAGTGTCTCTTTTCATAGAGGCGAATACTCTTTCTCTATCAGGATCTGTTGGAGGAGTGAAAGGTTTTTCTTCTTTCTCCATTACAGTAGCACCTTCGCCGGCTGCGGTTTGCATGGCAGATTTGTCAGTTATTCTTTTACCGGCTTTAGCTTTTTGCTTTTCATATAGAGCTTTCTTCTTCTCTAATAAGGCAATATCTTTTTTTAACTCTTTAACTGCTTTCTTATCCACCATATCCTTAACGTCGTCGCCTTCAGTTACAGTCATTTTATTAGTGAGCTCTTCAATTTTTTCTTGAATCATATTGATTCTATGTTCCCAAGCAGCTACTTCACCCATCTTTTCAATTTCTTTGATATGCTTTTCAATAGCTCTTTTCTTAGCTTCCGATAATGTAGCTTTATCTTCTGATAAAGGACCGTATTGGGCCTCCCATTCAGATTGTTTCATATAGCTGTATATATCAGAGTCTTCTTTATACATTATGTTTAAGTTACCAGCTCGGAGTTTAGCGTCACGAAGTGAATTATCTTTTCGGTACAGCTCTTTTTGATCTTCTTTTCCGTCTGGGTAGCTATAAACTACATACATTTCCTCTTCTCCTTCTTTTAAGGATGAAGTTACTTTCTTTTCTAAATCAGCAATTTTCTTTTCTAATTCTGCTTTTCTTTTTAATTGCTTTTCACCTGTTGGTTTAATTTTATTAAGCATATTTAATTCTGATTTGTATATTTTTAAATCAGCCTCATCACTATGCTTTGATTCATTTAATTTAACAGGTTCCATTCCAGATGATTTGTACTTACCTGTTAATTTTACTTTAGGTTCAATACCAAGGGCATAGTTGCCGTAGATATCTTTAGGTAGGCCGGGGTGTTCTGATTTGTATCCTAAGCCTTTAATTCCGAATTCACCGTCTTTAACGTAGAATAAAGGATCTTTCTCAAGGTTTTTAACTACGATTGCTTTGATTTGCTCTTCAGTCTTTTCAGCATTCTTAGGATCTTTCATTTCAACATAGTAACCCTTAAGCATTTCTGCTGTAGAGATGTTATTGTTGTTCTTCTCCTTGTAGTTGTAGCCTCTAGTTTCCATTTCTTCAACCTCTTTGTCAGTGTCTTTTAGGTCAGCTTTAACATTTTCGTTAAAGATCTTAAACCAGTCTTGATTTTTAGGTTGTGCAACTCCTCCTAACATTAAAGTTTCACTAAGAATACCCTTCTCAGTTAATGAGTGAATAACTTGATCGAACGTTTGAACGTTAGAAATATATTGAGGGAATTGAGCTTTAGCTTCTTTTAAGAAGAGTTCTTTATTGCCTTTACCTTCTTTGATAAGATTGTATTGATTTTGTAGGCTTTTCATATGTTATAAATAGGTATTGTTTATTTCCAAAGATCCTTATACACCACCCCCTTAGCTGCCTTACGTACTTTATTCTTATTGACAAGCTTCCAGCCCATCTTTAAGTAGTAGTTACGTGAAGTACCTTGGGCGTTTTTATTTGGATTAAAAGCGTAGGGTGTGCTATAGGCACCAGCTGCTCCAGAGGCTGACTCTTCTTTAAGCTGTTTCTTAAGCTCGTCTTTTAGCTGTTGTCTGGTGGCCATTATAGTTCATTAACAAGTTCGTAGTATTGTAACAAGTTAATGATTGCATCGTTGGTAACTTTTTCCGTCTTCTCTAAAGGTTTTACATACTTAAGAACTTCTGTAATTTTAATCTTAAGTACTTCGTCTTTAATACCGTTAGTTTTATTCTGAAGTAATTGCTGTACTTCAACGATTCTTGTATTGTAATACTCTTTTAACTTGTCTGTATTATCTACTGAGGTAATTACCTCTCTCAAAACCTCTTTTTGTTTTACTGTTAAGTGATCGTACTTCTCATTAAATTTTTCAAGAAGCATTTTGTATGTTAAGATTCTAATATCTTTTCCGTAGCCTTTGTATTCTTCCATTAACTCATCAGCGGGAGCTATCATAGCTGATTTTGTTAAGTGTTCAAGGATTGTAATTTTATTATTAATTACAGTTTCTGGAGCTACTTTATCTGAGGATTGATTTTCAATTAGGTTGTTTAAAGCTGCGAATACTTTATAATTGGTAACTTTGGCTTTAAAGAATTTTTCTACACTGTAAGTATCTTTAATCTCTCTAACTAAATTATATTTCTGCTTTCTAATTTCAGATCTTTTTAATTTAGTTGAGGTCTCTACTAGTGTATTAATAACCATCTCAGCTTTAGCCTCACTTAAGTTTTTATAGGCTGTTACTTGCTCGTAAAGTTTATATTCTTTTCCTAATTCAGTGTTAACGAAATACTTTTTAAGAATATTGATAGCAGCAGAATTCTTTCCCTCTAACGTATCAGAGGTGATCTGCCTTACCAGAAGTTCAAAAAGAAGCCCTGTATTTCTAAATTTTGAATGTTTTATTGACATCTATCGATGGTTTTATAATAAATATATGTTAAAAGTTTATTCCCTAATTTGACTCTCGTCTAATAATCCGTTTGCTTTTCTTTCTGATTCGAAAATCATCTTTTTTGGAATTAAACTATCAAGAACTTTCTTATGTTTTGTAAATTCTTTCTTAGTTGATTCTAATGCAAATGGTGAAGTATTATCTCTACCGTAACCCTGCTGGTCATCAGTTTTCATTGCTTTTTTACCTAATCTATCTAACCCCAAAGGATCGTTGGTAGTGTTAATATTTGAAGCTTTTTCTTCTGGACGGCCCATTTTAGGTTCATCTTCGTTGTATCCATCAGGTACTAATCCTGGTCTACTGTAGACTCTACCTTTACCATAAGATGAAGCGATGTCATGAGGAGTACCGTAAGTTTCTCCAGTCTCTAAAGGATCGTTTCCTTCGTTTTCAATCTGAGATAATCTAAATTTACGCTTAGCATCTTCCTTAACTAATTCTCTCATCTCATCATACTCGTCAGCACTTAAGTGGAAAATATTATCATAAATCCAATCAGAGGAAATTAATTGAGATTCCATCATTGATTGAGCTAATTCCATTTTCTCTTTTAACAGCATGATTCTTTCCTGATCATAAATGATAGAAGGAGTTGTTAATGATAATTCGAAATTGGTTAGTGATTCGTCTCTATAGCCCTGAATGTATAGGTGAACAAAAGCAATCTTATACAGCTCAGAAACCATAATTCTCTGTAGTTTTTCAACTGTTCTACCAAAGCGAATATCTTCGGCAGCAAGTGTTGCTTTACCTTGTAACTTCTCATCGTATCCAAGGAATGCTTTTGGTATTCTTAATGCAGCAAATAACTTATCTCTTAAGTAATTTACGTCTGTAATACCGTCATATTGTAATCCTCCTAAAGTCTCAATCTTAGTTGATGTATCATTACCTCTCATGGGGATATAAAAATCCTCCATTAAGTTCTGCATGTTATACTTTAAGTTATATTCACCTGTTTGTTGGTCAATATAAGGAGTACGCTTCATTTTAGAGATAGCTTTCTGCATAAAGTTCTCTACTTCTGCAGGAGGAATACCGCCTACGTTCATATAGAAAATACGCTTCTCAGGAGCTCTTACAATTCTATGAACTAACATCGCATCTTCCATCAAAGTGTACTGCTTAAATAATTTACGAGCAGGTTCAATATAAGAACGACCGTAAGGAAGGAAGTTAACGTCTGTTAATAAACGGAAGTGAGCTACTTCATAGTTATCAAAGTAAATTGACTTAGCATCATGCTGGTTTGGAGTTTTAAAGTATCCGTAAGTATCAGCAGCTAGTCCATCAGGATCATATCTAAATCTAACAGCAGTTGGATTTTCTGGATCATAATGTTCTTGTCTTTCGATATTAAATGCAGCAAAAGGAATTACGTTATAAACACCGTACTTCTCTGAAGCTTCTAACTTCAAGAAAAAGTCTCCGTATTTACACATATTTCTAATCCACCAACTTAAATTAAACTCGACGTTTAATACGTCGTAGAATAAATTGTAAAGAATCTTTTGAATGTTCTCATCATTTGATCTGATGTGAAGAACTTCTCCCATATCATTCTTAAGGGTTGATTCTTCTGAAAGGATATCAAGGGCAGAAGCAATGATTGCATCCGTATCCATTGCATCATACTCAGAGTATAACTGGGTTCTTAGTGTTTGATAGTTAAAAGAAGATTGGTATCCGTAAAGAGATGTTGGTGAGGTGGTATAGATTCTATTGTATCTAGCCATCAAAGAGTTATTCTCTAACTCTCCCGACATCTGAATTTGATTTGTATCAGCTACTTTTAACTGATCCCCACCGACGTTTCGGATAATAACATCTGTAGAAAATAACCTACGTAATCTCGAAAATATACTGGTATCAGCCATTGTTTATTATTAATATAAGTATAAATAGTTAATAAATCCACCTTATATCTTCTTTTCCTCCTTTACCATTGTCTATCTCATAAGGATTAGCAACGTGGGAAGGTAGGTAGACTCCTTGATATGATGGTTTCGTCACTGTTATATTATCTAGAGCATTACGGGTTAAGTCTAAACCTTGCTGACGATACTTTAAAGCAGTGTCTCTGATGTACATTGCTGTACCGAAAGCCATTACTAAGTCATCGTTATAGCCACCCTGTGCTTCTGCCCTGCCATTCTTCCATATAAACACTTTCATTTCTTCAATTAAGCGTTTGGAATGAATAGTAACTGCTTTTTCGTTAACGTATTCTTGGAATTTACCGATTACTAATGGTCTAGTACGTGCATTCATTGAGAATCCAGCAACCATGTTTGAGTTGTGGTCGTACTGATCGAAGTAAGAATCAGAAGTTACGTTACCTCCTTTGGGGGAATAGTAAAGATTATCATAACCTCTCTCGATTACAGTCTGAATAGTTGACCATCCTATCGATGCATTCTCAATTACTAGTAGTGCTTGATTGTATTCTGTTGCTATACCTACTAGTAAATGACCAAATTCCTTGGTTCCTAACTGTCCTTTATATTCTCCTACTTGAGTATTATTCTCAATATCAATAATATGAAAGGTAGAATAGTCTTTTCCGTCACCTCTAGCTACGTCAGCTACTACCATGTAACTTCTTGAATAGTCAACAGGTTCCCATATCCATAAATTCATATCAGCACCGCGTCTTTCCATGGGATCTGTCATGTAGGTCTGCTGATAGAACTCTAAATACTCTCCGTAAAATACAGTATCTCCTGAGGTTGCAAAGTCACAATCACATTCCTGCATTGCAAGACGTGGATCTCCTAGTAGATTATCTTGAGCATCTCTCCAAGTCTGATCTCTTTCCGGGTGAACATACCATGGTAGTTTAATCGGTAGGAATTCATTCTCTTTTGCTTCAGCTCTAACCCAGGTTTGGTGAAACCAGTTACCAGTTCCGTAGGGAGTTGATAGTACAATCGCACCACCACCCGTTGCTAACGTCTGTTGAGCTGATGCCCATGTCTCTGCAATGTTTTCGATGAACGCCGCCTCGTCAATCAACAGTAGAGATACAGCTTCTGAACGAGCAGCATCTGAATTTGATGATTTAGCTGTGATTTTTGACCCGTTTGACAATCGTAAACTCAGTTTATTCTTCTCTTGTGCATCGATTCTTAACCAAGAAGGTAGGTTATCGTACATAAATTGCACTTTTGATACCAAGTTACGTGCGGTTGCCTGTGTTGTTGCAAGGGTTAGTACGTTTTTATCCTTGTGAAAAAGCATTAACCACAGTGCATATCCTGCTCCTAAAGTCGAAATACCTAACTGTCTTGACTTTAAAATGATAGAATACGGGTTATCTTGGAAGTGTTTTAGTACTTTTTCCTGAAAAGGGTATAGGTGAAATAAGATTCTGCCTCTTAGTGGATGCTGGATATAGCAGTATTTCTTCATAAAGTGTACGGGATCTACCACGCACTTTACGTATTCTTGTCGAATGACTGCTTTTAAATCTGGTTGACTCATAGGCCGAAGAAGATAGATAATAAGATAGTTAATCCTGCAACTATGTATGCTCCGTTCTTCGATGCTCTAAGATTTTCAATTTCCTTACCGTAAGTTATAATAATAGAGTCTTTATTGTTGATAACTTCCTTGTACTTATTTTCGTTATCTTTTAAAAGAATAATTGTACTATCTCTATGTAAGATAATAGTATCTTTAGATAAAATAATCTCCTGTAGGTTAGTTATAGAATCACGGGCAAACCCTAATTGAGTTCCGCAGTAAATTCTTTCCTCT